GTAATTGATAGAAACTTATTAGTAGGTGCTATTTACTTACAACCAACTAGAACTGCAGAATTTATTCAATTAACATTTAACGTCTTACCAACTGGTGTAACCTTTGGTGCATAAAATAAAAAATAAGATTTGATGAAAAACAATACGAGAATTAGATTACATTTATCTAAGAGTTTATTTGAAAGCATTGCCAAAGAGGTATTAGCTGAGTCAAAAAAAATGAATATGTCTGGCGGTGCTTATACAGAAGCTGTAAAAATGCCTAAAGCTAAGAAGTCAGCTGAAAAGATGACTGATAAGATGAAGAAAATGGAAGAAGGTCAACAAGGAAGTGTAGAAAATATTAAAGTTGGAGCAAAAGTACATCCACACGGACAACCTGAAAAAATTATGACTGTAATCTCACCTGATGGTGGATTTGGCGGAAAAGTTTCAGTTAAAGATGAAAAAGGCGGAACGTATAGCTTTGCTGCTGAAGATTTAGAATTAGTAGAATCAATGAAAGAAGTAAATGCTACTGCAGATACTGAGAACATGAGAAGAATGCATGAAATGTCTTCTAAAGAGAAAATGGCTAAAGGTCTTTACAAAGAAGATGAGATGGAAGAAATGCAAGTTAACGTAGCTGAAGAAGGTCAAGTAAATGAAATTCAGATGCTGCTTCTTGGGAAGCTATTGCAGCAGGTATGGCAGCTGTTGGATTAGCACCACTTGCTATTGCAAAATTTCACCAATGGTGGGAAAAGAAGCATCCAGAAAGCTTTAAAAAAGCTCAAGGAATTAGCAAAACAATGAATAAACGAGTTGGTGGCAACACACCAGGTCAAGGACATGGCGTTGATGCAACAAAAACTTTTGGTCCACAAAACGAAAATAAGAAGAAAGCAATGCCTAAGTTAAACGAGTTACGTAAGAAAACAACTAAGTAAGATATTTATATTAAATACATCAAAAGATGGCAGTACTAGACCCAAATGAAATAATGTTTACGAGTTTTGAACCTACCGTTCAGAACCGATTTATAATGTATGTTGATGGTATTCCATCCTTCATGATTAAAGCAGCATCTGCTCCAAATGTAAACTTGAATGAGGTTAAGATTGACCACATTAACGTTTATCGCAAGATCAAAGGAAAGGCAGAGTGGCAAGACATGACATTAAGCTTATACAATCCAATCTCTCCTTCAGGACAGCAAGCTGTAATGGAGTGGATTCGTTTATCCCATGAGTCTGTTACAGGACGTGATGGATATTCAGACTTCTATAAGAAAGATTTGAATTTATCTATCTTAGGTCCAGTAGGCGACGTAGTAAGTGAGTGGATTATCAAAGGAGCTTTCGTTAAGACAGCAAACTTTGGAGCTTACGACTGGTCTAACCAAGAAGCAATCACAATTGAATTAGGAATTGGAATGGATTATTGCATCTTGAACTACTAAGATATAAAAGTAATAAAGAAAGAGCCGTCCAAAAGACGGCTTTTTTATTTTAGTAAACTTTTAACTAAAGTTAAGAATCTACCAAAGATATCCATAGTAATACAGTATGCTACAGCTATTATACCACAAAACGATAGGAATATGGTAGCCCAAACAAAATACCAACCTTCCAAAGTCTGCGATACAAAGATGATCCACAGCAAGGCAGCCATTAAAGTCCACCATAAAGCCTGTAAAAGGTAATAGAAAATTAGTATTTCTAACCAAAATACCCTGATAATCAGCAAAATAAATGCTATTAAGACTAAACTTAGTAAAAATGTTGAAAATGTCATGGTGACTAATTTTTTGCAAAGGTACACCTTTTTTAGCAACCAGCAACAGTCTTTACGATAAAAAAATTAAAAGTGTATATATTTATTAATACAAATTAAATAAAGATTATGGCAGAAAAGTTTACGCTTCCTACTGAAACTATTGAACTTCCTTCTCAAGGTAAAGTTTACCCCTTAGAAAACCCCTTATCTTCTGGCAAGATTGAAATTAAGTATATGACTGCTAGGGAAGAGGATATTTTAACAAATATTAACCTATTGAGACAAGGTATAGCTATCGAAAAGATGCTTCAATCCTTAATCAAGTCTCCAATCCAATACGACGACCTATTATTAGGCGATAGAAATGGATTATTGATCGCTGCTCGTATTTTAGCTTATGGATCTTCTTATTCTTTTCAGTTTAACGACTCAGAACAGGATGTTAAAGAGGAAATAACCATTGATTTACAGACGTTAAGCAATAAGTTGGTAGATTCTTCCATTTATAAGAATACAAACGAATTTAGCCTTGTTTTACCGGCTTCAAACAATACTGTAACCTTTAAGTTACTTACTGTAGGTGATGAAAAGAAGATAGATCAAGAGATTAAAGGCTTTAAAAAGGCTACAAACCTAACAGCAGGCGAATTAACCACAAGATTGAAACATCAAATCCTTTCAGTTAATGGTAGTTATGACCAAGCAACAGTTAGAGACTTTGTAGACAACTACTTACTTGCTAAGGATTCTAATTTTTTACGATCCTACATTACAACTATAACTCCTGACATTGATTTAACAGTCGAATTTACCTTACAAAGCGGCAGAGAAGTTTCAGAAAGTTTACCACTAACCACGGAGTTTTTTTTTCCCGGGAGTTGAGTATAGACCCATCTTCAAACGAGAAGTATTTGAGTTAACTTACCATGGTGGAGGTGGTTTTTCGTGGTCCGAGGTAATGGATATGCCCATTAACGAAAGGAGATTGAATATTAAGTTTATTAACGAGCATTTAAAGAAAGTGCAAGAGATTCAAAAGGATAATCAAATGGTTACTGCTGATAAACCCTTAATCACAAAGCCTAACATTAAATCTCCAGACGATTCTAAGCCAACTTACAAATCCACAGTAAAATCTAAGAAATAGCTATTTATTTATACAGTAGTTTAATATACCTATGGCAAATCCACTAAATGACGAAGACCAAGCAGCTAGAGAAAACGTTAGATATCTAAATGAGCAATTATTAAAGAATCAAACTTTAGTTGAACTTAGGCAAAAGCAATTGAAGCTTGAGAAGGATATTAATTTGAATAATGAACTATCTGCAAAACTAAGTGAAAAGCAAAAAGATAATGCAAAAAAATACATAGCGTCATTTGAAAAGTTAGGAGAATTAGAGAAGCGATACTATAGCCAACAATTGAGAGGAGATTCAGATGGTGCAAAGAGGACTAAGACTATGATGGATCTTAGAAAGAAGCAGCAAGAACAATTACTTAAGACGGAAGGTGGATATAGAGCTGCTCAAGAAAGTGCTTATAGAAAAAGATTAATAGCTTTAACGGCTGAGCAACGACTTATACAAGATATAAATAAGAAAAAAACTGAAGGAACTAAACTCGAACAGATAGGAAATAGAATAAAAAATCTATTCGTATCCAAAGAAGAAAAGCAAAGGCAAATTGATGCAGCTCGAGCTGCAGTAGGTGGTGGTGCAAATAAACCACCAGGATCTCCGCCAGGAACTGTTGGTGGTAAGGATGCAGAAGGGCCTGAACGCAATTTAGGAGGTAAAGTGAGTGCTGCTCTATTAGCAAGTCTTATAGCAGGTGTTAAACAACTAAAAAAGACTATCTCAACAATAGGCAACGAAATTAAAACTCAGTTATTAAAACCATTTTCAGAAGCTGCTAATTTAGTTAGTGGTAATGGACTTGGTATTGGCGGTGGTGCAGTATCAGGAGCAGGAGCAACAAGTATATTAGGAGGTCTATCAAACATTGCAAAGACACTTCCTTTTGTAGGAGGATTAGTAGGTGGTTTAGTAGATGGATTCAAAACCGTATTAGATACTGTCCTAGGTATTGACTCGGCAAATACAAGATTTGCAAAAAGTTTGGGCATTTCTAAGAAGGATGCTGTCGATCTTAAGAAGACTTATATTGATATTGCAAATGCTAGTGGAAGCTTAGTAGTTAATCAAACAAGATTAATGGAATCCCAAGTTGAGTTAAGTCAACAATTGGGAGTTAATAATAATTTATCAGGCGACATACTTGCTACAAACATAGAGCTTAAAGAAGTTTTAGGATTAGAAGTAGAAGCAAGAAAATCTATAGCACAATCTTCTATCATTACTGGTAGAAATGAGAAAGAGGTTACAAAAAGCGTTTTAGGACAAGTTGCCTTATTTAAAGGTTTAACTGGTATAGGATTTAATTTTAAAGACATATTAGGAGAAGCAGCAAAGCAAACAGGTGTAATAGGTTTACGATTTGCAAAGTACCCAGAACAATTGACAAAAACATTGTTAACTGTCAAGTCTTTAGGAATGAGCTTAAAGCAAGTTGATGATATAGCAGGTGGTTTAGTAGATTTTGAGAGTAGCATATCAAAGGAATTTGAAGCACAAGTCTTATTAGGAAGAAATATAAATTTAACTAAAGCTAGAGAAGCTGCTTTAAACAACGACTTAGCAACTGTGTCTTCAGAAATTACAAAGAATGTAGGTGATGCAGGTAGCTTCTTAAAATTAAATAGAATACAACAAGATGCTATTGCACAATCTGTAGGTATGACTAGAGATAGTTTAGCAGATACTTTGAAGCAACAAGAAGCTTTTACTAAGTTAGGTGCAAAAGATCTTAAGCAAGCTAATGAGCAAATACAAGTACTAAGAGCACAAGGAAAGACTCAAGAAGAAATTTCTAAAATGCTAGGTGAAGATGCTTATAATTATATTACACAAACTTCTACTGCTGAGAAATTAGCAGAAGTTATGAATAAAATTAAACAAGTATTTGTAGAGTTTGTAGAGAAGTCAGGTCTTATTGAATTTCTAACTAATCCACAAAAGATAGAAGGTTTTGTAAAAAGCATTATTGATAGATTAGCAGGTGCAGTGGAAATAATTGGACAAATTATAGGAGGTGTTTTAGATGCTATAAGCCACTTACCAGGCACAGATGCTTTAAAATGGCAAGGCTACGCTAATACTGTAAGAGAAGGATCGGCAGGCTTTGGTGGTGACATAAGAAGTATGGGTAATTCTATAAACTTCGGAGGAGCTCCATCCTTAAATGACACTGTTGAAAGTGGTAAGAAAGGCGAAGCTAGTCAAAGTGGAGCAGTTGCAGCAGCTAATATGAAAGCACCGCTTTTAGCAAATCCAAACTTTAGCATATACATAGATAGTGAACCAGTCTATAAAAGTATTAAACAAAAAATGGAAACGGATCCCGGATTAACTAAACAATAATAACATGGCACTATTAGGACAAATAAAAAATTCACAATTAAGTAAACAAGGTAGAACAACTACAACTGGTATCTTTGAAGGAACACCAGAAAACGTTGCTATTGTTCAAAGAGGTTATTCTGTACCAGATGCTGCAATAGTAATAGCTCCAAGCCAATTACCAATTGATTACGTTTCTAATTTAAGAAATACTAGAACATATTTAGAGTATTTAAAATCAGTTAAAAGATAGCACATGCCGTTAATCGACTTTAAAACAGATTTAAAAAGTTTACGTTACGGTAGTGATAAACCTAATGGTGGCTCAAGTGCTCAACCTTATATACAAGCTCCTATTCCAGGTTCATATAATTCAAACTTATCTAATGAGGCAGCAGCTATGTTTAATAGCTACTATGAAACCAATAGAACTTCTTTAGATTTTCCTATTAGAGGTGGTAGAATAGTTGAAGTAGGTGGGACTATGTATTCAACTCCATCTAATGATATTGATAGAATAAGAATACAAAACTTTTTAAAAGATTCACCGCGTGGTCCTATTTTTATTCAAAAGCAAAAAGCTTTACAACTAACTAATCCTAATACTCAAGTACCAAACACTATTCAAAACGTTGGAGGATTTTTTAATGTTGATAACCAAGTACTTCCTGTAACTAGAACATACAATCCTGCTAATACAATAGCTCAAGTAGCTGCTCAGGGTACTGGTGCTCATTTTAATAGACAAGGCAATAGTCCAACTTTATATGAATCACCTCAAACAACATATTCTTTCATTGCAGCAAAGACTAATACACCTTCGCAAAATAGATTAACTATTTTAGCAAATTTAAAATTAAGAGATACAACTACTTTTCAATTTAAAGTTGATGATATTATAAATGGAGGTCTTAGCTTGCAAACGGTTAATACTTTAGGAATAGCTACTACACAAAACCAAATTTTAAACTATCAAGGAGGTCCTGGATCTGTTTATGGTATTGGTTCAACAATTATTAGAAGAGCAACAAGTACTGTACCGGAAAAAGTTTATTCTAAGTTCGCATTTACTTACGAACAAATAGCTGGACAACAAACTAGAGCAGGAGATGATCCAAATCAAACATTTACGCAAGATTTTAGAAATCAATTAGATCCAGAAATAGTAGCTACTTCCGATTATGGCGTCTATTCTATGCAAAAGCGCCTTAATATTGGTGCTCCAGGCACTAACAGCTATCCAAAAGTAAGATATAACACAGTTATAAATCCTGCCATAGATAAATTAAATCAATTAAACATTTTCTACTATAATGCAGCTGCTCAAGATCCTTGGCAAGCAGGTGGAAATGATACGACAGATCTTATTAAGTTTGGTTTTGAATGTATGTCGAATGATGTTTCTTCTAATGCAACAGCTCTAATATTTAGAGCATTTCTTGATGGATCAATACAAGATAATAACACGGCAGAATATAATTCATTTAAGTATTTAGGTAGAGGTGAAACTTTTAGAACTTATGAAGGCTTTGATAGAAGTATTTCATTTGCATTTAAGATCTTAGTGCAAACTAGAAGTGAAATGAAACCCCTTTACAGAAAACTTAATCATTTAATATCTCAAGTGTATCCTGATTACTCTCCTATATCAAACTTTATGAGAGGAAACGTTGTAAAATTAACAATAGGAGATTATCTTTATAGAGTACCTGGCTTCTTAGATAGTGTAAATGTTACTTTAGATACTAATGTGGGTTGGGAAATACTTTTAAATCAATATGATGAAGGTTATGACGTTGCTCAAGCACCTTTTGTGGTAACTATTAGTTGTGGATTCAAACCTATTATGAGTATCTTACCAAGAAGAGAGAACTTTGAAAATCCTTATGTGCCTTTAATTATGCAAACAAACGACTTCTTGTATGATAATATAACTTCTTATGTAACAACAGGAGTAGAAACACCAGCTCAAATAGCTAAACAAAATGCTAACCCGGTAGTTTTAGCTAAACCCAACTTAACCACTACTGCACCTACTGAATTTACTGGAACAGTGACTAACCTACAAGCTAAGCAAGTACCTCCTCCAGTTAAAAAGAATGTAAGTGGTGGTAATCCTAAAGTAGCAAGAAATAAAACTAAAACTACAACAACCAATACAATTGATACTTCTATGTTTGGTACAAAAGTTACCTTAATACAAGACAATACTTCTTTTAATCCAGCCAGCTCTGGTGGTACTTACAAAGCAGGAGGTGGTTAAAAAATATTAATATGGCATCAAGATATCAAACTATACAGACGACTAAGCTAAACACAACTGGTAGCTTGTACTATGTAACAAACGTTTACCCAACTATTGCTCCAACAGATGGCGATTATTACGTTATAACAACAATAGAAGATAGATTAGATTTATTAGCTTACGACTTTTACCAAGATTCTAGTCTATGGTGGGTAATTGCTTCTGCAAATGCTTTACCTGGAGATTCAATTTATCCTCCTGTAGGAGTTCAACTACGCATTCCAACTAACTTACAGTCGATCTTAAACACTTATAATAGAGTAAATAATGCAGGGTGATGTTTTATCCAATGTTATAGGGGCTCCTTTTAGTCAATACATTATTGATCAATTAAATATAAGAGCTGCAAATGGTTCTAGTGCTAATAGATCCAATGAGCAAATCTTATATCTCGCCAATAAATTATCTTGGACAAGACTCACATCCTCTGTACGAATTAAACCTGCTAAAGATGCAAATGGAAACGAACAACCTCTTTCTAAGTTTTATGCTAACTTATTCGATGGTCAAGTTCCTCCTGGTGATTATTCTAAACCAGAAAGCTTAGCAAAGAATTGGATTTTGCAAGCAGGTACTTCGGAATTCGATAATGGAGCTTATAATCTTAGATTTGGCTTAGGACCAAACAGTGCTTATGGACTTGGTGGTATAGATCAACAAGGTTACAGACCTATGCCAGGTCTTTCTTCAGTTACAGTGGATTCAAAAGGTACATTAGGATCTTTAAGAGAAGCAACTATAAATTTTTCTGTGTGGAATATGACACAGCTTAACGTAATAGAAGCTTTATACTTTAGATTAGGCTATACAATGCTTCTTGAATGGGGTCATGTAAACTATTTTACTAATAAACAGCAGTTTGTAACAGAGCCTTATGGATTAGATATTTTTAGCTACAATAGTAAAGAACAAATAACGCAAGCTATTACAGAAAGAAATAAAGCAACAGATGGCAACTATGAAGCTATGCTTGGAACTGTTACCAATTTTTACTTTGCTTTTAATGAACAAGGTGGTTTTGATTGTAATGTTAAATTATTAGGATTAGGATCAATTATTGATACTTTAAAGATTAATCAAACTTTTATAATGCCCAGTACTTTGTTTGAAAAAGTACAGCAGGCGCAAGATATAACTAAGGCGGATGAACTTAAAAAACAACTAGATGATAAGGTAGCAGCTGATATACAAGCTCGTATTGATAAAGGATTACCAGCAATTTTACCTGAAATACCAAAAGACGTAGAAGGAATTAAAAATATAATTAGAGCAATTAATCCAGGAATTACAGATAGTGAGTTTTCAGGTGTAAATACCCAAATTAACAACGCTTCTTTTCCAAGTACGCAATATGTAGGTGGAAAAAATAGCATTACAGCAGCAACAGCAACTGATTATTATTACAAAGCTGATGGAACTAACTTAGGGTTTAATGGTGAATTAAACAGTACGAGAACAGGTTTATTTTTAAATAAAAATGCACGTAGAACCATATGGCAACTAATACCTGCCGATGTTTCGAGCACAAATCCAGTACCCGTTTTATTAGATGGACCCGCATTACAAAATTTAAGCTACTTTGAAAGAAGAGGTAGTTATACTGTACAAACTGTGGATGTTTCAAGAAAGCAATATGGAGCTACTAATTTTTTTGACAGCGCTCCTAGCGATTCACCTGCTAAGACTCACGTAGTGGGTATTTTTGATGCGGCACTTAAGGATGCAAATTTTTCTCTTTTAAATAGTAATTTAGATTGGAAAGGTAACTTACCCGTAACAGCACCGATAGAGAGTAGCTTTGTTTTATTTGTTCCTTATCAATCAGGAGGAGTACAAAAGTTTTATGCTTTTACTATTATAGCCAGCACTAGTAAATTTAGTAGACAACAATACATTCAAGCTTTAGATAACTGGTTTACTACTTCATTAACAGTAGACGTCACTAGTGTAGAAACTTATGAATTGTTTGGTCGTAATGATATTTTTATAAAAGGAAACTTAACTAATCTAGATATTAACGGAGAGAAAATAAATGCAACATTTACAACTAATGATACAGGTTTAATTCACACAGTAGAAAATCGTTCTCCTAAAAAAGATGAACCTATCCCGCAAAAAGGTACAGTAGTAGATTCTCAAGGAGATACTGAAGGAGGGCAGAATGGTACAAACGCAGCTCAGACACAACAAGTAGCTAAATTTAATTCAGCACTTCACGCAATGCTTGTGGCTGTAGAAGCATTAGGTCGTTCTGCGGCAGTTGGTAAGACTCAAGCAGTAATACCTGTAGACTTAACTGAAAGCACCAACATATTTTATCAGTATGGAATTTTTCAAAATGTGCTATCTAATAATTCATTAAACAAGTTGCAGCAAGAAGTATTAGCACAAAAGAATTTTAATAGCTCATTATTAAATGGAGTAGACTTTGAATTAACAAAATATGCGCTAAAAGGTTTTAATAGTAATTTGATGGCTGATAAAACTAATTTTGATAAAATATCAGACGTCGATTGGAAAAGTCTATGTACTGCTTACTATGTAGGTTATCAATTTAATGGTAACCAATCGATGACATCTACTTCTTCTCAAAAACCTGTTTATATTAAATTTGGATATCTACTTGCATTTTTAAATAATATGTGCTTACTTTACGAATCTGTTAGTAAAGAAAATAATGCTAAAGGAAGTAGTTCAGATACTGTTAAACCTTACGTTTATATAGACTTTCATCCAGATTATAACTTTTGTTTAACTACACCTCAACACATGACTGTAGATCCGTATAAATGCTTTATACCTTTTACAGCTTCGGATGGCGATTATAAAAAATTATTTGATATAGATGTTGATAAAGTGCTTGGTAAGGATATATTTAAACCATCTACGAATAATACACTTTCTAAAACACTAAATGCTTTTAAAACAAGTAATGCTTATCAAGGAAAAACAATGGAAATACTAATTAATACGCAGTATTTACTTGACTTAGCTAATCAGTTTGCAACAGCAGACAAACATTCTTCTATTGCATTAAAACCTTTCTTAGATGCTCTAGTAGAAGGTATAAATAAAGCAACAGGAGGTTTTAATTTATTTAGAATAGCGTATAGAGATGACTCTAACACAGTTATTATTAAAGACGATCAATGGACTCCACCTTTATCTGGAGAAACAAACATGCTTGATAAACAAGGCTACCTTAACAACAGGAAATACATGGAATTGCAGATTTTTGGAAGCGGAAGCTTAGTTAGGAGCATGGATTTTAAGACTAATATGAATACTAAGATGTCTTCTATGATTGCTATATCTGCTCAGGCAGGACAACAGTATGCAAATGGTGTAGATGCTACTCCAATCGGAATTTACAACACTAATTTCCAAGATGCATTTATGCAAGTTAAGCAAAACGCTAGTTCAGGATCTGCAGGAGATGATGAAGCTACAAAAACACAACTTAAAGAGCAAGAAAAGCAAAAACAAATTATAGCAACTGCAAATAATGATAATGCTGTTAAGTTTAATAAGTATGTAGAATCTGTTTACTATGATGGTAATATTCCAACAGAAGACACTAACTTTGCTGTAAATTATTATGCAGATCATTTAAGTGTTGTAAAAGGAACTGATGTTGCTACTATTGCAGCACCCTTTATACCAGCTAATTTAAACATAACTATAGATGGAATAAGTGGTATTGTAATGGGCAATGCATTTGGTATTCCTGAAAGTAGACTACCGGCTTCTTTAAGAGGTCAAGCTGGCTTTACTAAGGTTGGATTCACGGTTGTAGGTTTAACTCACACCTTAGAAAATAATCAATGGCTTACTAAAATAAGAGGTCAGATGATAAATTTAAGAGATAAAGCTGATATTAAAACAGTAAAAGTTAATTCAGGCAACGATGCATTTAAGTACTCAAATAATCAAACACAAGGTAATGGTATAGTAACATCAACTAATTGTAAGACAAGCTATCCTAACTTACCAATATTGACATCTGTGCAATCAACTACGTATCCTATAAACAGTGCTGCACAATACTTAAAACAAAAATATCCTAGCACTGGAAAAGCTGTATTTGCTGTAATAGTAGCTGAAGCAGCTAAAGCAGGACGTGATAATTTCATATCAGCAGGTGGTAATAACTTTGGTGGAGTACAAACAGACAGTGGAGTATGGGGTTTTGGTAATTTTGAAGGTCAATTTTGTAGAAGAGATAGTAGCAATACTTTTAGAATGTTTGCTGCATTTGCAACCCCGGAAGCATTTTTGGATTTTATAGCTAATCGTTTACAGGCTAAAGGATTTAATTCAAATTTAACGCCAGATCAATGGACAGAATTGTATATTAATAAATGGTGGTCACCTGTAGAAAAAGCAAGCTATACAAAAGGAACAAGTACTTTTAATTCAAAACTTTCCATCTATAATTCTGCTGTAAATCTTTATAACCGAGCATAGACAATGATAAAATATTATCCTCAAACTAGAATTAAAACAGATCTTTATACAAGAGGAACGACTTATGCACTTCCTAATGGTAAACCTTATACTGGAAGGTATTATTTACTTTATGATGGCACAGCGTATACGGGAGCTAATCCTGTAGTAGGAACTAATGAACAATTAACTCCAATAAATACAACTTCTAATTCACCTACCCTAGGTGCTAATCCGAGTATTGCTGGAAATATTTCCTATAATAGCTATAACATAGCTAAATCAAATAACACAACTGAAAAGAATGCATCAAATTTAGAAGAGTTAACACCATACTATCCAACTCCAACCCAATCAGATTATCAATTAGGATATTTTACAAGATACTTTGCGAAAAATGTTACAGGTCCAGGTTACATTTTAGAAATATCCCAGAATGACTACGCAAATGTTAAAAATGGCGTATACAACTCTATTGTTATTCTTTATGAAGTAGCAACTTTGCTTTGGCAATTAACAGGTCCATTAAACGATAAGAGATTATCTCAATATCAAATACAAGGTGGTGTTTATAGTACTAATAAAAGAGTAACAGAGGCAAAGGCAGTTGGCTTTAGAGGATTAGTAGAGTATATTGGTGGCGATTACATAAAATTCGCTAAGATCACGCCTTAGCCGTTGGTTAAGTTTTTACTTTAGACTATCTTTTATTAAATTAAGGTTATATGTACTTTATTATTGAAACCAAAGAGCAATTAAGCAAGCTTCCAGATAAGAATATTTGTTTTATAGACATAGTTACGTTATCGGAAGATGCACATCCTACACTAACATCCCCGTCAGTACTTTATTATAACGACTTTGAGAAGGGTTATATTATTCCAATCAATCACACAGAGGGATTCTCTTTAGACTTTTCTCTTATTAGAGATTTCTTAGCTACCAAAGAGCAAGTTTATGTCTTAGATAAGAAGTGGCATTCCTATTTTCTTAACTATGGTGGATTAAATATTGTAGACATCTACTACACAATGCTAAATGAACATGGAAAAATAGAAGATTTAAATTGCTATACCAATGTGCATAGGGATTTTTACTATAAACATAAGTATGTCGATAGTGTAAATTCTATTATACCAATCTCAAAGCATTATGAAAGATGTGAATGCATGTTCGAATCTATTTTACCTTATGTAAACAAGAAAACTAACTTACAATGGCTACATGATTATACAGTAGTGTACAAATGGGTAGAAGAGCAGGGCATTGGCATTAATGAAAAGTTATTTGATAAGTATTATGAACCAACTTGGAAAGCTAATTCAATTAAAGATGGTAAAATATATACAAATTATAACCTATTTAATATTACTTCGAGACCGACTAATGCATTTAACACAATAAACTTTCTAGCATTAACAAAAGGAGCTGCTAGATCTGCTTTTATTCCAGTAAATGATATTTTTGTAGAGTTTGACTTCGATGGCTACCATTTAAGATTAATCGCAAACAAGATTGGCTTTGAATTACCTCAAGGAATATCAATACACACTTATTTAGGTCAACAATACTTCGGCAAAAAAGAACTAACTCCAGAAGAGTATCAAGAATCTAAGAAGATTACGTTCAGACAACTCTATAATGGAGTTGAATACGAATATAGGAAGATTGAATTCTTTAATAAGGTGGCTATGTTTATAGAAGACCTGTGGGAAACCCTGCAATATGGTAAATACGTAGAATTGCCAAATGGAAGGCATTTGAAAGGCTCTGATTTTAACCCACAGAAGCTCTTCAATTACTATGTTCAGTGCCTAGAAACCGTTAATAACGTTAAAAAACTGCTAAAATTAAAAGAATTACTTGAAACCAAGAGAAGTAAGGTCGTTTTAGTGGTTTACGACTCGATTTTGGTGGATTTTTCGAAGGAGGACGGCAGAGAATTGTTAGATTTAATAAGAGATATCTTGCAGGAAGACAATTATTTAGTAAAAGCACAACTAGGCAAGAGCTATGACTTTGGACAATAACAAACTATTTATAGGCAGTATACAAATTAAACAAGAAGATTTAATGAATAAACTGTTTTGCACATTCAGTTCAAAGGATAGCTTAGAAAAGACGTTAGATACGATTAAAACTGAATACGTAATCATGTACAATAAGATATTCGTTTTAGAATCGCAAGATTCTGATGAGTACCTCTGTACCTATAATATTGAAACTCAAGGAAGTAGTACTAAGATACTTCCAAATACGATTTTATTACATAGAAAGAAGGAGACAAATACTCTTTACACAATTAACTCCTTAAACTTGCTTATCAAGTCTTTAAACGAAGGAGTATTGGATACATCTTTCCGAATTAACTGGCAAGACTATAATAATACTGTTCTCCTTACACAGGGTAGTGAATTAAGAACGCTGGGAACAAAGATTCTTAAGATTGTTGTCTTATAAGATTTGGTATTTTAACTTTTCCATCTTATCTTTATTAAGAAAGTAATTAATCACAAAAACAAATAGTTTATGGCAATGGACATTAGCGCTATCAAGTCGAAACTTGGTGCCTTGCAGAATCAAAAGCAAGGAGGGCAGAAAAGGGACATGTCATTAATTTTATGGAAGCCTACTGT